TAATTTGCGTAATAGTTTTCAATAGGGCTCATAGTCCCTGCAATTGCAGAAATAACAACTTTATTTTCGTCACCGCGCGATACTTGAAATATTGTGCCATCTACACTTTCATATCCACGGTTAGTATCTGGATTTACGATGAATATCTGATTTATTTCGCTCGTATCATCAGTAGTTGTATTTGCTTCTTGAAACACTGGTATGTAACCACGAGTATTATATTTGTCGAATTCAAATTCTGTTAGAGAATACATATATTTCCATATATATCCATCTCCAGTTTCGCAAATTTGCTCTGGTGTAACTTCGCTAAAAATTGGTGCGTTTATTGACGGCGATCCATAGTTATTAAATAAGCACTTATAAACTTTATAATCACCGGTTTCATTATTTTGCGGATATACTACCGTGTAATATTTTTCGGTTTCTAAATCTGCTTCATCGTCATATTGCGTATAAACAGAGTTTTGTTGCCACGGATAATTCCTTATGGCATAATATACTTCTTCTGGATCAATTTTTTTTCCAAATAAAGTTTTTTCTAAGAACGTTTTTTTAGACGAATTGCTATTTACAACTGGTTCATCTGAGTCGGACGAAACAAACAAATAGTAATTGCCAGCCTGCACATCATCTATAAAAAGCTTTGCCATATCAGTTCTAAATTTGCTTGTTATGATTGTCATTTTTTCCTCAATATTTTAGTATATTTATTAAATTTCTATAGATATATCAGAAGAAAGAACAACTTTTAATTCTTCTTCAAAATCAAATTTACCAAATACTTTTGTTCCAGCCACGTGAGTTATTTCTTTGAGTGGCTTTTCGTATCTTGCTATATCAATCTTTGATTGTATTTCATATGAATATTCTTGGTAGTAATTGCTATCGTGTATAAACTTTCCAGATACAAAGTATTCATCAACTCCGTCTGTTGCCAATGTTTTTGTATATCCATTCAAGTGAGAATTTAATGAAGACCAAAACCCACCAGTAGATCCTTGATTTTTAGCAGATATAGTACCCTTTGCAGCTATATTTCCACTTGAATCTATAATATCAACATCGGCATTATGAATATATCCATAACCAGAGTCAATTATTTGAATATCAGTTATTTTTCCTACAGCAAATTCTGTATCAGCGTTAATTGTAGAATTAAAACCTGCTATTTCTGAAGTAAAGTTTGTAGATATAGAAACTATATTCCATTCAACTCCAGCAAATTCTATTGGCATAGTTGATTTAAATCCATAGTAAGTATATGGTCTAACAGTAATTGTATTATTTACTAAACCTAATACTTTTGCACCTTTACCGTCTTGCTTTATTTCACTACCAACACCTATAGTTGCTGGCATTACTTCGAGAGTTATTTGTTGTGTACGTCTTGAAAATAGTGATATTCTTGTATCAAATGCGGTTGCAAATACATCATTGATATAATCAGTTCCTGGATTTATATTATCAAATCTTACTATCGTTCCTAATTCAACTGGTGTTAAATCAAAGGCGTTCTCAAGTGCGGTATCAATTGTAACTGGGTCTGTATTTCCTGACATTGGTATTAATGCTGGAGCTGAATTGTAGTTTAATGCGTCTAAAGAAACATCGGTAAAATTTCCAATCACATCAAAAATAAGAGATACAGTTTCTTTGTTGGTTAATTCATTGACTATGACATCAGACGTGTTAGCAGTATCAGGATATAAATCTCCTGGCGAACTTTCATTTTTACTTACAATTCTTATTGGTGTTTCACCAGATAAATCTTGAATATCTACGTTAATATCTCTATCTACAGTCGATATTATAATAGTATTGCTTTCAATAAATTCGTCGCCAGATTCCATTCTGACGCCAATCGATATGTCGTTCTGTCCAATTACTGCGCCGCGATTGCCTAAATCATCTTCTAAAGTTTCAAGTAATTCAAATTTACCACCTTCATTATCCAAAAATATGATTTGATTAGATACTAATAATTTAGTACTATCTATTGAATAACCCCATCCACCATCTTCCACAGAATAAGAAACAATACCTGTAAAGTTTTCGGTAACTCCAGTAACAAGCCCCTTCGCTCCAAGCCCATCTGGAGAAGTTTTGAATGTTACTAAATCGCCTACATTATTTCCAGTTGTACCTTTGTAATCTCGATCAATTGTAACTGCAGTAAATGAGCCATACATTTTTCCAAAATATATTGGAACCCCATTTATTTCACATATTATACCTTCTGAACCAATAAATTGGCCGTTGTTGTCATCTATAAATATTATGGGAATAAATGAATTATTCAAAATTATAAAGTTTATTTTGTCTACTGTGGCGCGAGCTCGTGAAGTTTGCCCGATAATAGTCTTACCTATTAAATCTGCATATGTGTATGTGATATCAGTTTTAGTAGAAGTAAACAATCCAGAATTCGGAAACAATTGAAGATAGTTACCACTTTTCCATTCTGAATCTGAAGGTTTAAATACATTTTTAGATGGGTAATAAACTTTGATACTTTCGTTATAAAATAGAGTAAAAAATAGTTCTAATCCTTCTAAAGTTCCTTTACGACGATACAGTCCTAAAATATTTTTGACTACAATTCTGATTGTCTCATTATTAAATGGAAGCTCAGATAAGTACTTATTTTTATAAAATAATAACATTCTATCGAGCGTAGTATCAATATCACGGTATTCAAACATTCTTCTACCGTTATATAGAGATTGATTTTCATTCGTCTCCATAAACCTGTAGTATTCTTTTACAAATTGAACTAGCTCTTGACCATCTTCACGATAGATAGCCGGAAATTGCTTTTCAATATGAAATGATATAAGTTTTTCTATTGCCATTAATTTGACTCTATAAAGTTAATTGTTACATCTTCATCTTTTATTGTAAGAATTCGACTTTTTGGAGATGTTATATTTACTGACACCGTGGCAACATATATTTGAATAGCATCGCCTGAAAAAGCTTCGACAGAGAAGTTTATTAGTCTTATTTCTCCTGTAGCATAATTTACTGTGCCTATAAGAGGATTTAAAATTTCAGAATTTGCTGAGTCGGCGCTAACAATTCTCATATTACCAGAACCGTCATCTTGCAATTTAGAATTAATGCCTCTATATGTAAAATTAGAACTTATAACAGATGGTTTAAAATCTGCAAATCCATTTGTTGCTTTGTATGGATACGGTTTTACCAATTGTGTTTCAAATTTAAAACGAGGATTGAGTGTCAAATTTAGAATTGGTTTGTATTCGATTATTGGATTTATGCATAGAGAATTACTTAGAATACCATCATCTACATTATCAATTATTGTCGACAATCTTGAAGACCTTAAAGTTTCTCCAAAATCATCTAAATTAGCCGAGTTGTATGTGGATACAGCCGATCTTATAAGAGACTCAAGCTCTTGTATAGATTTGCCGGTTCTATTTTTATCATACACTATATCAACAATAAGTTCTACATATAAGAAATCTGGATCTATGAATATTGGCTCAATTGTAAGTGGGCTTTTATTTGAAAGGTATCTAACATATTCGTTTTTTGCTGTCGAAGACAAAGTTCCTTCGCCCTGTAAATTTACTGATATAGCAACTCTTCCATATTGTGGAGGATCTAATTCATCACCGCCATATACAGAAACCGATTGTATCTCCGGAAATCTCTGTCTTAAAAGAATATCGTAATCTCTTGCAGTTACGGCTCTTTCTTGAATTTGTATAGATTTAGGAGCAAAGTATTTTATGCTATCAATAGTTTCTCTTTCGGCGCCACCACTTGCGGCTTCAACGGTAGTTACTACTGCATTAGATACAAATGTTGTCGTAAATTTTGAAGCGCCATTTGGCTCATCGCCACTGCATATACGATATTGTACCTTAATATCGACATCTTGAGGAGGTTGCTCACCATATAAGTTTCTGCCAAAATACACTGAGTATCTGTCATTAAAATACGGATCCAAGTAAAAAACTTTACTTGTTGCGGTTACTCCAAAAATATCTTTCGTGTAAAAGAATTGGTTTTGACCTTCAGTAGCTTCATCATCTACGAAAACTTCTATGGTATTGATGTCTATATCTTCATTAGTCAGATTGCATCTTAAAAAGTTTTCTTCGTCTAAGAAGAATCCGTCTTTTTCAAAATTAGTTAGAATTTCGCCTTCAAAAATTTCTACATTTGTAGCCACGAATGTGTTAGTTGATACCTTCTTTGCAACATATCCCTGAGCAGTAATAAAATTGTAGTTTGTACCTTGGTAATTAGTTCTAAAATCAGTAAATTTTGGAATTAAAATAGATTGCCCAGTTTCAGTAGTATTTGTTATTGTAACATTCACTATCGCCTTTGCAGAAGTCCTGGATCTAGGAAGATAGTTCAATTCTTTTGCATGCGATACTACTGAGTTTTTAATTAATGCAGAATCTAAAAACATTTCATTAATAGCCATGTTAGTATAGAAGTTATTCATATATGTATTATATGAAAGAACATCTAATAGAACATTCATATTCGACCA